TAAACAATTACCTTTACCTGGTAGAGCTGTTGCTTCTACATCTACGAGTAGTGTAGGTATTAATAAAAATAATATAAAAAGGGAGAAACTAAAAATAATAGATGATATTATTAAAACAAAATATAACACTAATAACAATTATTATCCAAACACAATAAATAAATTATCAAAAATAAGTAAATTGATAAACAATAATAAGAATATTAATTATTATTTAAACAAAATAAATATGACAAATAAAACAATAACAAATATTAATTCATTTAAAAATGCAATTAATAAAATTGCAAATTTGTATTACAAAAGTGAAAAAATGACAACAAAAAATAGAAGTAGAATTTTAACAAGAATAAATAACTTTACAAATAGTAATTTTAGTAACAGTAATTTAAATAAAAATGAAAATTTAAATCTTGCTAGAAAAAATTTAAAAGAACCTCCTAATAAAAGTATAAACAAAAATAATAATTTTGTTCGTAATTATTATAAAAAACAAATTGTTCGTCGAAAATCGGAAATCAATAATAGAAATACACTTGAATTTGAAATGGATGACAATGATTTTGTCTTATTTTTAGTAAATGTTTATAAAGATATGCTTCATGATAAAATATTACCCCAAACAAAAAAAGAAGATAGAATTAATTATTTTATAAATAAAATTTTACCAAAATTTACTAACATGAACAGGAATAGTAATACTAGTAATACTAGTATTAAAAATTTAGAAGCAATACTTAAGAAGGTACCTCTTACGATTGAAACGAAAACACGTGAAAACTTAAATAATATTGAAAAAACTATATTGAATAATTTACCAAACAATTCGAAAATAAAAAAAATTTTTAAAGAAACGTTATATCAAGTAAAAGATATTGTGGTAGGTAGTCAAAGAGAAGTAAAATTTAAAAAAGGAATAAATATAATATTTGATTCCGATAGTAAGAATGTTATATATAATTCTGTAATAAAACCTAATGAAAATGTTAAAATATTATATACACCCATATCATCACTTAACAAAGGTGCAAATTTACTTCCTACACCATTCTATGCATATCGTGAAAATAAAATTAGAGGCAATATTAAAAATAAAATATTTAAGATAAAACCTTCCTCATCTACTTTTATTATAAAGTCAAAGTCTGACACATTTAAAACTGTTATTAAAACACGTTATGTAAATGATAAAATAGTTATATATTTAAATGGAAATGAGGTTAATATTACTTCAAGGGGAAGTATAAATAATTATTCTAATGTATTAAGTAGACTAGGTAAATTTTTAGGTGATTTTATACAAATATTGACATGTTTATTATATACAAAAAATAATAAAAATAATGTATGTTTTGCTACAAGTGATAAACATGCAGCTTCAATGTTTATTTTTTTTGGGAAATTTATATTAAACAGGGTTGATAAAAATTATATAAATATGAATAAAATTGATCGAGGTTTAGCAACAAGAGAAAAATATAAAAAAAGACAAGAATATTTTAAAAAAAAATTACCTAAACTTATATATTTAAGACAAACTGGAAGACTAGCAAATGTGTCTCAAGTTAGATTTCATATAAATTTTTATAATTTAAATGATTTTATAAAAGTATCTAAATAAATACCTAAATTTGTGTAAATTTTTAAACATACAACAATGTTGAAATTGAAAAATAATTTCAAGATTGAAGATGATAATTAGTCGAAGTTAGAACTTAATAACCTTGTAAAAAGATTAACAATATCAATAAAATAATCCAATGACCCATTGACAAAGTCCCCGGGATAATTCTTTCGTAGCATTAAGTTTGTTTCCACTAATATGAAAGCTGAGAAAATCGCAACAAATATTTTAGATGTTCCTCTCTTAAAAAAGCTGACAAAAAGTGTTGCCAAATAGACAAAGAAAAGTCCCAAAGCAATTGGAACCATATCAATATTAAATTGTGTGCTCGCAACTCCCGCTAGGAACATAACAACAAAAATACCGATGGTTCCCGCGAGTGCTTCTTTCAAAGCTTCTTTATCTAAATTTTTTACTGATGACATCAAAGCACCAACAAGTATGGACAACAAGGAGAATAAAATAAATTTAACTCCTGTGCTAAACCTGAAAAATGTCAAAGCAATAATCAAAGCAAGCATGGAAATAAATATTGTTAATGAATTTCGCATTGTTTGTTCAGTCATTTCTTTACTTTCAATAACTGCTTTAGCTGTGGAGTAAGCCAAAAATGCTTGGAAAAACAAGTTGGCAAACACCTTTGACATAAAAGTCATTTTACCTTGGGGAACAATCATTTGTTTTTATGTACGGATATAATATTTAGGGACATATGATTTTGTTGTTAATAAGTTTACTTGGATTTGATATTTGTTTCAAGTGTTCTTGATGGTATGTAAAATCATAGACTGGGAAGCGTTCTTTTATGGCTTCAGAAATACCTGTGGCTTCACCTAATCTAGATGTTCTTGTGCACACAGACATGAATTCAAGCTTCATCAATTGGTCTTCCATGTATATAAAAAATTTAACGGTGTCATCTGAAAGTTTATCTTTTTTCATTTGTTCATAAATTCCCTTAGACTTGCCGTTGGACATATAAAAATATTTGGAACCTGGGACTTCTTCATTTGCCCGAATCTCATTTCTTAGGAGCAAAACAATGGCGAGGATTATAGCGATATACAGTAATGTCATAACTACATTAAGCTAATATTTTTAAAACATCGAAGACCTTGTGCACAATGTTGAAAAGTTTTGGTTCATCTTCAACCATTGAAGGGTCGATGATTTCTAATTCTACTTGGTATTTCTTACCATCTTCATCATCCATATCGGTGGAGTCCCCAGAAATAATTGTCATATCGATAGATAAATTTTTACGAATGTATGAGCGTCTATATTTTTCAATCATTCGGTCAGCATCTTCATTATCTGGTTTTGAAGTTGGGAGTTCTCTTGACATTGAGAAACGAATATCATATGGAAGTTTGTCATCGGAGAAATCTTGTTTAAAAAGTTTTTCCTTGACAACACACTCTTGGGTTCCAGCATCTTCATGCCATGTCAATCTTTTCTTGCTTTCGTTGTAATAAAAAACTTCAGTGGTTTCATTCTTCTTTTCTTCCCACCCATCAAATTGTTCAAGTGCATTTATAATTTTATCAAAGTTTGCAGCTCCAATATTGGTGTCAAAAAAAGAACCATTTGATTTTCCAAGTCGAATTTCCATTTCAACATTTGGTGTGTTTTTCTCAGCGAAAACACCGGTAGTTATAGCGTCGACAATAGTTCGGGTGTTCATCTTTTCTTATTTATGGAGACTACTATCTTTAACTTAGGTTTAAAAACTACAATTAAAAAATGTTTTCAGAGAATACAACAAAAATTTATGTTTGCCCATACGCATACTTGAAAGATTGTGTAATATGTACACAATAAGTCCCTTGTCATTTAGATGACTATTTTCTCTTATCCATTCTCGCGCCAATGTATCATCTTCTATTTCAAGAAAATGTCTTGGGCATCTATATTCTCTTTCCAACCTACCCATTCCATATTCAGATTCATTAATTTTTCTTTCAACTTGAATGTAATCAATAATGATTTCTATCATTAAGTCCAATACATATTGATAAGGTTGCGCTTTGTATGTATCAATATTTATTGTATTATCTACGCGATCCGCCAACTGTTCGCGTATTATTATCATTACATGAACATGCACTCAAATGTTTAAATTATAATTTTTCAACACGAGCTCTGGCACCTAAAACGGTTGGTCTAACATTGTTATTTTTACTTTTACTTTTGCTTTTGCTCTTGCTTTTGTTTATAATCATATTTTTCATTAATAATCTTTCTAGGCTGTTTGCAAGATTTCTATTGGCACTCTTAGTATTGGCTGACTTGCTCTTGCTCTTTGTTTTGGGTTGTTCTTTTCTTGGTCTTCCACGCTTCTTTGGTTGTGGTGGTGGTGTATTCTTTGGTGATGGTAATTTCACACGAGCATTTTCAATGAGTTTACACAATTCTGGTCTCTTTGTGGAAGAGGTGAATGGAATATTCATTTTCTTAGCAAATTCACGGAGTAATTTAATGTCATATGTTTTACATATTCTTCTTCCAATTCTAAAAGTATTCTTTTCACCAGCCATGACATATTCTTTTCCGTTGTGGGTAAATGGTGCGTATTGAACAATTCCCAATTTATTGACAAGTTTCGCACAAATGTCTTCCTTTCTATCTTTCTTTGTTATGTTGACAATGCCTTGGTTCTTTGCAATATTAACAAGTGAACTTTTACTGTATCTCATACATTGTTTAGTTCCAATCTTCAACCCACCCTTTGGATCTAAAACGAGACGCACATTGTTGCTATTCTTTGATTTTGATTTGGAAGCTGCTTTCCCCTTTTTGTAGCAGCAATCAAAACCTTGTGGATTCTTTCTTTTGACTGGGAAATCAACTGAACATTTGCCATTAACTGGTATTCTTGGTTTGGGACAGGTTGAAACAGTTTTTTCTTTCTTTTCTTTTTTGTCTTCAACATCTCTAAAATTATTAATGAGTGTTCTCACACCACCTCTTTGATAAATTTTAGCCACCATTTCCTTTACTCGGTTATATCCTTCTCTCAATTTCAACATTGTTGTGACGCCTTGAATTTGAATGACCCCAGTTCTTGCGAATACATATTTAATACCGTTTTTTTGGTAATACAACAAATCAATAAGTTCTGGTTCATATGAAGCATTCATCATTCGTGCAACTTTTGGTAAATCATAAATAGCACCTGTTAAAACTGTTCCGGAAAGGTTATTGAATGCCAAGGGTGCATACAAAAATCTTTGTCCGGTTGTGTAAGTATCAATTATGTGTCTTTTAATATCATCGGGTTCTTCAAAAGAATTATTCTCGTCTAAAATACCCCCAGACATACGAATCTTACCATTTTTATAAATATTGAAGCTCACATCTTTTTTAATGTTTCCCTTTGAAACTGTTATTTTGAATTGAACGGTAAAAAATCGGTCTGACAACTGACCTTGGAATCCTTTATTCCTTGTGATTGTCATACCTTTTTGGAATCTTCCGTATATTCCGTTTATTTCTCTAACATCAACAACCAAGCCACTTTCTAATCTTTGTGGTGGCAATGGTTTCTTGGACAAAACTCTATATAAATCTACCCTGTTTGTGTCATCAAATGTTCCATTTGCCAAGCCATTATACATACCGACACGCAATTTCCCAACCTTTACTGGGGAGTCGTTAAACGCGGGGTTAGTAAAGTTGGGGAGCGCGGAGGATGAGGACACGCTTCTAGGTGAAGGTGTCGCGGTCCCTCCTACGATTTTATTAAAATCAATGGAACTTGAGGTTGAACGGGGTGTATCTCTCACGATTTGAACATTGGAATTTTTTACAAATTGCTGTAGGCTACTCCTATTCATACTATAAACAGGGAAATTAATCTGAATTGTATACATCCTCTGAGACAACATCTAGACCGAAAATGAAGGGTCTGTTGGAATACAATTTACCATTGTATGTATCTTCGTGGTCCTTAACTTCGATGTCTCTAGAGCTAAACGGTCCTGCATAAAAGTCTGAGTTGAAACGCGGTTTGCCCAAGTTGTTTGCTTGACAGTGTTGATTGAAGATTCGAACAAACACTTCTTGTGGGCACCTGAGGTCTTTTCCATACTTGATGCTTGTAGACTCCAAAAAGTTTGTAAGTGTGCTCGCAACCATAGCAACTTGTTTCTGAATATTTTTGAAATACGATGGGACAATGTTCCAAATATCCTTGTTTTTGTATTTTTGAGACATTTCTAAGTAGGCCTTGATAGATTTTTGGAGAATGTTAGGGATTTCTTGGTCTAGTTTATCTTCAAGAGTAGGGTCTGCATCCTTGACTTGCTTTGCAAAGTTCCAAGGCAACAAACGACGCAACACAGAACCAGAGTTGTCCTTCCAGTTAGGAACTTCATTACCACCCAAGCAACCCGGAGTAGTCCATTGTGCAGAGATTGCGTTTTGATGCTTTACTGCAATAGATACATCTTCTCCGCTTACAATACTCTGAAATTCAGCTTGTTCCAATGATAAATCACCCTTCACCTCAGGGGCTATGAACATGAACGAGTTATAAATGGACGATAGACCGAATTTCTTTTCAATGTTGTTTGAAAGAGTTTTGACATCATCATTTTCATAAAACTTCTTAAAAACCTTTGTAATGAGAGTCGATTTACCAGAGCGAGCAATACCCTTGAAAAAGGGGATAATTTGCCATCCATCCATATCATTCACATCAAAGCACAAGCGACCACCCATGACATAGACCCAATCAATGACATCTTTATCAAACTTTTGATAGGTCAAAATAGAGTCCATGTAAGGGGTTGGAATTTCTCTCCAATCCTTGACTTCACTGTAATCTTCAAAGTGTTTATCAAAGTATTTGCAACTGACAATAGTTGGATCAAGACACTTGAACTCTGAGCTTTCATAAGTGTAAAACTTTGAATCAAAAAGACCAGTATCAGGGGCAAATCTTTTACCAATGAAAATACCATTTTTGAAAGACCAAACATGTCTATTCTTTGTAATTTCTGGGAACTGCATGTCATTGCAATTGGAGAGATGGTGAATAACATCCTTGAATCCTGAACCGCGACTTGTCAGGTTTTTCCAGAGGTCAAAATTTGTTTCTTTTTGGGCGACACTGTATACATAGTCTTGAACGCTCATAATAGTGGTCCAAGCTCTTGTATTGTATCCGTCTGGCGTTTTGAATTGTCTGCAGCACTGTCCTTTGTATCTTCGAATTGTATTTTTGTAAGTTTTATCTAGAACACTGATGATGGCCTGTTGATATGGACTGAGTTCATCGACCTTTCCCATGGTCGTTGACCTAAACAATGAATGGTCTTTTTCGGGGCTTGTTAGGGCATATGTGGGATTATTAATTCTTTCATAGATTCTTGTGTTTCTCAGAACTATCTCATATGAATCATCAATCTGTTCAATCAAGGAGTTAATTCTTTCGCCAATCTTTCTCTCGTCTTCTAATTCTTTGTCTGAAACACTCAGGGCAGTAGCTCTATGAAAAAGTGCTCCCAATAACTCCGCTTCTCTTTTTTGTTTTAATGTGATGCTCTCTAAATCTACCCGAATAGGCATTCCGTCGGAGGGATTAATATCTCCTGGATTGAAAAACTTTTTGTAGCCCAGTTGAAATGAGATGTGTGAATCCCCCGTGACGTTCATGCACCACTCACTTTCGAGATATCTCAGATACGCGATAAGGTTTTCTTTGTCAAGTGTCGAGACCGAGTTTCTATAAATCTCCATATTTGTTGCCTCGACATTGACATTTTCATCGATGAAATGAATACCCCCTTCCATTTTTTAATCTGATATACAAAAGGGTTTACTTTTTAATTGTCTTTTTTGCTAAGGGAGGATAGGATTTTAAGTAGTATTTTTTTTGTGTGGCGAGCTGGTCTCCTATTGTCACCAGGGCAGAGCATACGGTGTCTCCGTCTTCTGTAGCGAGGGTGGCTCCGAGGAGTCCTCCCAAATCGATTCCTTCGTCAAAGTCCATTTCGTCTTCGTCAAACTCTCCTTCTTCGAGTTCGAGGTCATCTTCTTCGTCAAATGGTTGACTGATGTCTTCTTCATCGTCTGTTTCATCAATTTCTTCGGGGATTTCCTCCTTGGGTTCAGGTTGGGACATTATATACAGGAGGAAGAGAAAATTCAAATGTAAAAATTTCGCGGTGCGAAATACTTTTACCCTAAAAAAAAATCTTGGTATATAGTACAAAAATTCACAATGGCTGGTGGTCTCATGCAGCTTGTCGCGTACGGTGCTCAAGACGTCTACTTGACTGGTAACCCAAAAGTCACCTTCTTCCAGGCGGTCTACAAGCGCCACACTAACTTTGCGATGGAAAACATCGAACAAACTGTCAACGGTACCGCGTCCAACAACGGTCGTGTGTCCGTCACTGTCGCTCGTAACGGGGACTTGATTGGTGACATGTATGTCGAACTCGTTGCCGCTTCCGGCCTCGAACTCACTGCTGGTACCGTCGAACTCTCCGGTTGCTGGGCGGCCGAGCGTGCTATTAAGTCCGTCGAATTGTCCATCGGTGGTCAGCGCATCGATAAGCACTACCAACTCTGGTGGCGTTTGTACTCCGAGCTTTACTTGGATGAATCCAAGAAGGCTTCTTGGGGTAAGATGACCACCAAGACCGTTGGTACCGGTGCTACACAAACTGTTTTCCTCCCATTGATTTTCTTCTTCAACCGCAACCCAGGACTTTACCTCCCACTCATTGCCCTTCAGTACCACGAAGTGCGCTTGGATTTCGACTTGAGCTCTGAGTTCTCCCACTACACTGACGGTTCCACATTCAAGGTGTGGGGCAACTACGTGTACCTCGACACCGAGGAGCGTCGCCGATTTGCGCAAAAGGGTCACGAATACCTTATTGAACAAGTTCAGCACACCGGTTCCGACACTGTCACCTCCGGTGCTTCCCGCCAAGTCCGCCTTTCCTACAACCACCCAGTTAAGGAATTGGTCTGGTGCTTCAACAACGGCTCCGTTTCCAACGCGGCCCAGTGGAACTTCACCTCCAACGCGCAAACCGCGAATGCCGTCATCCTTACCTCCGATGCTTACGTCGCCACCGCCGCGGTTGTCCCAACCACCTCAGGCACTGGTGCGCCAATGCTTCTCGCGGGTGCCACTGAAGGTGGTTCCGCGGCCTGGTTCGAGGATGGTGATGCCTCCGCGACCCGCTCCGTCGGTCCACTTTCTACCTTCAAGCTTGTGCTTAACGGTCAAGACCGCATGAAGGAGCAAGGTGGCAAGTACTTCAACCAAGTGCAACCAAATGCTCACCACTCTGGCTGCCCATACCCAGGTATTTACTCCTACTCCTTCGCGCTTCGCCCCGAGGAGCACCAACCAAGTGGAACATGCAACTTCTCCCGCATCGACAACGCCCAAGTTGCGATCACCCTCAAGGCTGCCACCCACGATTGCGCGACCATGCACATGTTCGCGACCAACTACAATGTTCTTCGAATCCAAAGCGGGATGGGCGGTTTGGCATTCTCAAACTAAGCTTAAAGAATATAATAACCTTACTAGATTTCAATATAAAATCTTATATCCTATAAAAAAATATAAGATTTTACTTGATAGATGGGTGGATGGACTTAAAGAATTAGTTCTAATATTTAATAAAACATGAACTATAAAATCGTCCCTTTCAACTCCAAAAAACTTGAAGGTGTTGCCTTCGCTATTGATGAAGATGACTACCATACATATGTGGAATTAATGCCAAGTTGGTTTCTTGCGGGTGCAAAAAATAATTATGCTACTTGTGATTGGCTTGATTGCCCCGGCGGAAGAAGAAAAATACGACTTCATAGATTTTTGATGTTAGGTATAAATGATGATCCACTTGTTGTGGTAGATCACATAAACGGTGATACACTTGATAATAGAAGGTGTAATTTACGAGTTATTTCTAAAGCACAAAATGTATCACATAGAGCAAATTTAAATTCAAATAATAATTCTGGAACGAGGGGTGTTTCTTGGTGTAAAACAAATAATCGTTGGATTGCTCGTATAATACACGAAGAAAGAGATTGGTGGAAACAATCTTTTACAGACAAAGAAGAAGCGATTAAGGCAATTGAAGAAAAAAGAAAGACATACAATGCAATGTGTGGAATTTCAGAAAAAAATATTCCACGACTTGATGAATTAATTGAACCTAACAAAATAATGAAATCTTTGTATGAAAATTCTTCATATACACACAACAAACCAATACCCCAAGCTCGTGAAAATTACAACCAAAAGCGTCGCGATTTAACATCTAGTGCTAGGGATAGACGCAAGGAATACCTTTTATCTCAACCACAAACTCAAGAAATTGTTGAAGAGTTGCGTCGCATTGAAGGTGATGAAAGGCGTTCCCAAGCAAGATTGTCTGGTAAAAAAATGACATTGGAAGAGAAAAGGGCAAATATTAATGAAGGTCGTCGTTTGAAGGCTGCGGCAGAAAGAAAGGCTAAACGCGAAAAATTGTTGGCTATTTTAGAAAAAGACCCAGATGATGAGAAAGCTAAAACGGATCTCAAAAAAGTAGAAAGTTCTGAGAAAATTGCACAAGGTAAAATGGCTTTGGCACTTAAAAAACAAGCGTGCGAGTGAATACATCAAACCCCAAACACTTAAAAATTAAGAAATAAAATTATATAGATGAATCATTTTTTTAATTTGCCTCGGGCTCTTATTAAAATGACCGAATTAGATAAAAAACCACTTGGTAGATGGGCGCTTAAGACATGTGATGAAATAACAACGGGTGTGAATGCTGTGTATCAAAACAGAGACCATTGTGGTGATACAATTTGTAAAACACCTAAGCGTGCGAGTGAATACATCAAACCCCAAACACTTAAAAATTAGAAACTTTTTTAATACAAATGGAATTTAAATTTCGTTATTTGTGGATTTTCCCCTATGCGGTTTTAGTAAGTATGCCTTGTTTTATTGAGGATATTTGGGATTCTTTGTCTTGTCTTTATAATAATGTTTCACTTGAGACAATGTTTTTGTGTGCCGAATATGCTACAGAGGATGAGGATGAATCAGAATCAGGAACAGAAGAAAGTGAAAAGGAAGATTAAAATATTTTATTACAATAAATGACAAAGGGAGACAACTATATTATGAATTTTAATGTGAAGAAACAACCAAAAGTTCACGGCAATAAGAGACTAGCACAACCAGGCAACATAAAGGAGATGACAATGTCTAAAAAGAATTTGATTCAAAAAAAAATTAAATATATGAAGTCAAGAATTAACAAATTAAACACACCCCTTAATGATAGAAATACTAAAAAGTTAATTTCAAATTACAAAAGTGCTATTAAACATCTAGAATATTTCATTAAAAAATTTGAAAACTTGCGAAAAAAATATAACAAAACACTTGTTTCTATTGCTATGATAACAGCGGTTGAAGGTATTCCCAAAAATGAAGCTGAGAGATCTTTCTCTAAAAATCGTGAAAACAGGGAAAAGTTACAGAAAAAAATGGAAAAGACTTATACCAAATTTAAAAAGTATGTGAATTCATTGGAAGGTGAAGTTGCCACCGCTTATAAATATTCGTAAAAAAAACATTTTTTTATTATATATAAAATGGCTGGTTCATTGAAACCTAAAGAAAAAAACAATAAATTTAACTTTGGATATATTATTCTTATTGTCAGTGTGATTATTATCGCGGTTGCTCTTGGATATGCGGCGTTAGAAAAAAATGCACCAACCAATTTGAAGAATGTTTAATATAAAAAAATAAGTCATTAATCACTTAATGATAGAAGTATACACAGACGGTAGTTGTCTTAACAATCCGGGTCCAGGTGGATGGGCAGCGGTTTGTAAGGACAAATTTACATTGAAAGGTGGTTTCCATACTTCTACCAATAATATTATGGAAATGACAGCTGTTGTTAAAGCTCTCGAGGAATGTATAATAATTGGAGAGAAGGAAATAACTATTTATACGGATAGTAATTATGTTAAATTGGGAATAACTCAATGGATAAAAAGATGGAAACACAATGGTTGGAAAACATCTGTTGGTAAGCCAGTTGCAAATATGCCCCTATGGATTAAGATGGACACCCTTTCACAACAGTTGGATGTTGTGGAATGGCGTTGGGTAAAAGCGCATAATGGAAATCCAATGAATGAATTGGTTGATAAATTGGCTAGGGAATGTGCAACGGCTAATGCATAGGATAACCTGACCCTGGAACATCTTCTGGTTCTGGGCAATTTGAGATTTCTGGGCATACACATGGAACTGCGTATCCTTCTGCGTTTGCAAACAATACTGGAATCCTGTCATTTGGACCAACAGAGTTATTTGGGGTAGTTGGAACAGGCATACTTCTGTATGGGAATACCATATACATTGCACCGTCTACAAGTCTCAATATATTATATGTAAGTCCATAGATTCTCAATTCTCTTCTATATAAACCCTGTGGAACTAAATTTACTTTAAACATTTGATTGTTTATAACACTAAAATTTCTTTGTCCCGTTGGCAATGACTTTTCAGGTTCTGTCGCGAATGAGTATGAATAAAACCTCCTACTCATTGGTGTTCTTTTATGATGAAGTCCACTTTGAATAGATTTAAGGAAGAATGTTCCACCTGAATCTTCATTCAATACAGTTTCATTATCTAAAATCATTTGCATGTCATACATGTGTTCATAGAAACATACATTAGATTGATAATCTACTTCTATACCAATGTTGTCGTAATTACATGCAGGTAAAATCATTTCATTATTGAATCTCAAACATTGGAAAACAAAGTAAAGTTCTTTTACGACATTTACAAAGTTTGTTCTAAATGTATAATTTGTGTCAAATAGAGGTATGAGTTGATTTTCTGCTTGTTGAACTTGTGTAAAAGCAAAATCTCTACATGAATTTGAAACTATATTTTTTTCAATTTTATCAAGTAAAATGAAATCTGTCACCATTCTAAAATTTTTAATTTCAACTTGTTCAAATGGTTTGAGAGAATCAGTTTTCACATGATAGTCAACATTGTAAAATATTGATTCACCATTTCTAGAAATTGCCACACACACCTTTGTATCATATATTTTGGGAACAGCTATTGTATGTGACAACGCGTATATATCACCATCAAAATCATATACTTTGACAGCGGACGCTGTTGTTAAACCTACTATAACCCTTCTACCATTTGCAGATACACCGTAGCGTATATCACTTTCTAATCCATCTATTGTAAATGTTCTACCAGTATCAATTCTTATAATATATAATCTTAAGTTTATGACATCCGATGCGAAAGCAAATCTTCCATCTCCGGATATTTTAACCTGTCTGAGTTCAGCTGTTGGGTCACCACAATCAAGTGTTTTTACTTCAGTTGGATTTTCAATATCTTCAAAGCTTAGAACTTTTATGGTTGAATCTCTGGCGCCTACTAAAATAGTTTCGGAATCATCAGAAATAGCTATAGATGTTCCATATCCCACAGCTGTTGTTATTCTTGAAACTTCATCTTTGTTTACATACATGTAAACATTACCAGTATCTTCATCTCCCACAACAAATGTATTATATTTGGGAACAGTTGCGGTACTTGTTCCATCGGCAAAGAATTGTGTACCTGTTTTCTTTGATGTTCTTCCACTTGTAATTCTTCTGTCTAATGACACTGATGGATCTGTTTGTTTGAATAAGAAATTTGTTTGAAATCTCCAAAAAGAAACTGCTTCAATTTCAATTAAATCTTTGTTTTCTTTTACATACGCATCGGCATTAATGTTATAAAATTTAAGATTATCTCCATCGAGTGCTAAGATATAAGCGTAAAGACGATTTGTTAGACGAACATGATATCCTAAAATACCTATGCCTCCTATTTTTGTTCCATCATATTCATTGTTGTCTAAATCTGGAATAAACTGAATATCCATAATATTTCTTTGTAAGTTGTAATCGTATGTTTGTTGGTATGGAATAGTTGGAAATTTAGCAAATTTTTGGAAGCTTCTTGTTAAAATAAGATCGTCAAGTCTTCTTGTTTTAATTTCAACTTCTACTTCTTGTTTTTTCAATGCACAAATAGGTAATGCAAGTTCTGGTTTTTTATAAAAATGAAATGGTATGTTGACTACAAACTTTTTTGGTTTGTTAAAATTGATGACACTATATTTTGTCAAGTATTCATCTGTTGAATTTTTAACTAATGTTTTGGCTAATGTTTTTGATAAGCCATATTGTTTTGTTTGGGTGACACTTTGTTCTGAATAAATTTGAAGATAATCTGTTGTCACTCTTTCAATTAATACACCCCCAATGTACAAATCACAATAATCAATAATTGCGTGTCCAAGTGAATCTACAAAACCATGATTAAATAATACAATTGGGTCAACCTCAAATTCAAAAGAAACCTTTGATAAAAGATCTCCTTGGTCTTGTGGTATTGTAAACCTGATGACTTCATTAAAATCAATGGGTTTGTTTCCTTCCAACTTAATACTTTGTCTGGAAAAAAGTGTATGTTTCTTATGCATTTGTGAAAAAAAACTAAACTCTGGATCGTCGGTGAAATATTTATCCTGTTTTCCAATGGATTCAAGCTGAAGACGACCAGCCATTCCTACTAATACCTATTAAAATTTTAATCCCCCAAGTCCTCCGGCCACCCTTAATACATTGTAATTTACTGCATAGACTCTTACTTTATTGTCTTTGCTTCTCACATATGTTTTCACTGCTGGTGATGTTCTTCCGTTGGAATATCTCAATGTAGTCGCTATTCTACCTTCACTTGCATCTGCTTTTGGTAAAACAGTTCCATATACCTTGGGACAGTATAAATCGTTGATTTCAGGGTCAATTTCAATGGTCATCATTTGATGTGTTATACGACTCATGTTGACTTGTCCTGTTGGATATGCCTTATCTGGATGTAATCCAAAACTGTATACACCAAATTCTGAAGAAGTATTAATTTCAACAAATTCGTTGTGTTTATGTCTATATTTCATGACTCTCTGTTCTGGAATATTTACATGGTGTTCCATTGGTTGGTCATATACCAAGTAATCATGATTACCGTCAAATACAACTTGATTGTTAAATCTTAATTCAACTCTTTGAATTTCCTGGAAACGGAGAGTATTGTTGTATTGTTTGTATGCATCGTTCTGAACAATAAAAAATAATTCTTTGACTGGGTGTCTAAAATTGAGCATAACAGTTTTCTTAGAGAGTGGATATTCCATGTTAAACTGTGCCAACTGGACCTGTGTTATAACATAATCAATTGGTCTAGTCATCAAGTAATGTCTTTCTTCGTTCATTAAGAAACCAAAACTTGATTCTAATGAGACACTTCTCAATACAGATTTAATATCTTCCCCCCATCGCTTTCCTATTCTTCGACCACCAAAGATGACATCATTAAATTCTTTGAGTTTCAATCTCATTTCAACTTTTTGTCTTTGAAGAGCACACATGGGAATAGACAAACTTGGTTCCCTGTAAAAATAAAATGGAAGGTCTAAAATGTAAGTGTTAAAGTTATTTTCATTGTATTCAGGCATAGATGCAGCAACAATTTCATATACATCATCGTAAGCATCGTCTGTGTGATTATCTAAAAAGTCTCCATGACCATTAATTTTTCTAAGAGCATTCTTAACATCATTTCCACTGTTGTTCAACTGCTGGTGTATGTAAATGTATTCACCTGTTAATCTTTCAATATGCTGTCCCCCAATGAATAAATCAACATAATCAATTAATTCAGTACATACAGAAGGAACATATGGAAGATTTATCGTCTGAACATATGAACCCATTTTACCTTTGATTGTTTCTGGAAAGTCTTCATGTTCAATATCATTCATTGTTATTCGAAGTGCAAGGTTTTTGATTAAGTCTCCTTTTGAATATGGAATCTCACAATACAAATCTTTACCCCAGTCCTGGGTTCCAGAAAAGGGCATCTCAACTTGTTCAACAGAAAATTTAGAGTGGCGTTTATAATTTACAAAAAAGTAAGACATCTGAGGATCTTTTGTGAACCATTGGTCTAGAGCACCTTTCGCAGCAATTTTCAAGGTGCCTGACATTACTAATATAGGTGAGTAAAAATTTAATGAATAAAAACAGCGAGGAATATTAAGATGTCTCCAGTCAATCTACAATTGAAGAAATTTGACCCCAAAAAAATGGGAGATGACAGGATATGTGTTTTTATTGGTAAGAGAAACACAGGTAAGTCTTACCTTATTCGAGACATTATGTATCATAAGAAACATATACCAACAGGAATAGTTCAATCAGGAACTGAAGATGGTAATGGATTTTATGGAAATTTTGTGCCTGACTTGTTCATATACAATGAATACGATAAGGAAGCTGTTGAGAGAGTTATGGATAGACAGAGGAAAATTATAAAAAGTGGTAAAAAGTCTTCTTCTTTTATGCTTTTAGATGATTGCATGTATGATAATAGGTTCCTAAAAGACACCGTTATGCGTCAAGTATTTATGAACGGTAGACACTACAATATATTTTTTATGCTTTCTATGCAATATTGTATGGATATGCCTCCCGCATTAAGAGCAAACATTGACTATGTTTTTGTACTCAGGGAAAATATAGTTGCTAACCGAGAAAAAATATGGAAAAATTTTTTCGGTATATTCCCTACTTTTGACCTATTTAATAAAACAATGGATGCATGTACAGAAAATTTCGAATGTCTTATACTGGATAATACTGTTAAATCTAATAAAATAGAGGACTGTGTATTTTGGTATAAGGCTAAATACCCACCACCAAAGTTTAAGGTGGGTTCACCTGGTTTTTGGGGTATGCACAAGAAGATGTATAACCCTAAATATGACAGTGCAACTTCTTCAACTCAGGCGATGAAAAAGGCTGGTAAAAAACAAGTGGGTATAACAATTACAAAGGCAAAGAAATAATTGCGTCAAGTTATTTTTCATAAAACATCTGTACACACCAAATGTCAGGAGTTAATACAATGAATTTGGCAATGAGCGATGACGGTATGGTTGCATTGGATAATCCATACATTCCACCACCAAATTCTCCAAATTCAAATCCACCCATGACCGAAACTTTAATGTCACCCAAAGATGAAGAAAAATTACGCAAATTAATGCCTCCAATGGGTGCGAATTCCGTAGAAAAAAATGTCGAGAATAAACAAATGACCATGGACTCCACTCCAATTTCTGATTTGGTTGAATCATATAACTCAGGTTCTGCTATTGGTTTGTCTGAACCACCAGCTCCAAGTGCCGATCCACGCATGCAAAGCTTGACTATGACTGCTCCCCAGCCACCAGCGAGCATGGTTCCACAACCAGCTGAACAGCCCAAGCCAGTTGCTGAAAACAAAAACCCATTCAACTTGACTGATGATCAAATGGAAGCGCTTCTCGTTGGTGTGTGTGCCGCTATTGCCATTAGCAAGCCTGTTCAGGAGAAACTCGCTTCTTCAGTTCCACGATTCATGAATGACATGGGTGGACGCTCAGCGGTGGGTCTCGCTTCTACTGGTCTCGTTGCGGCGATCGCTTATTTCATTATTCAACGTTACATTTTCAAAAAGTAGATTATTTTTGAAAACATATAAATTTATACATTTTTTTTGAAAAATACAAGTTTTTCAAATTTAATTCAAAGCATTGTTGAAATTCATGTTTTCCACTGGGAACGCGCTCATGACAGTGCTTAGAACAAGCAATGAGAAGAGGAAGAATCCTAAATACATTATGGCAACCTTGATATTACTCTTTGGTTTTTTACCGAATTCCTTAGTTCCTTTACTTATTTCTGGTGTCACATTCATGAAAGCACCTAACAAGCCACCACTCATGATGATGACAAGGAAAAGGAACTTCCATCGTACAAGAAGAAGATTTGGGTCTCGAGCAGCAAAGAATCGTATCATTAGTGGAACAATACCCGCCATCCACACAGTGTTATAAACATATCCATCTGAGAAATGTTGGGCCAAAATTGCAAGGTATAAGAAGAACCACGTAAATGACATCTGAAGACTTTGCATGTCAATCATTATTTAATCTAATGTAATTCAATATTTTTTTATTCACCGTCCTGAATATAGGATGAACAGAATCTAGTTTTAGAGTTGATTGGTTGGTAAATTCCTAACTCATTACATATATTCTTAAGTTTCTTTGTCTGTTCCCAAAAATTTGAACTATGGCTATATTCATCGACTGTTGAATGTGCTAATTCATGGATGAGAACATGCATTATTTCATTTGGTTCTCCATCTATACACAAACCTATTTCATAACCTTTGTTCGTGTTGTATCCCAAAGTTTTATTAAAAATTTTATTGTGGGCAACGAGGGGTATTTCATTTTCTAAAACTTTAAATTCTTCTGGTCCATTTTTTTCAATGTGTTCCCTGAGAATCCTGTATCGTTCTTTCACTACTTTGAAATTATGAGGCTCTTTTGTATTTATGAAAATGTATATGTTTATAATTATTAACAAAATAGCTACAAGCATCTTATTCTAAAAGGATATTTTTTATAATATCGTGGGATTCCTTTTCATCAACATCAAACCAAGTTCCATAAAATACTTGGTGTAAGAAATCTGGAACCCCTTTTAAATCAATAGGTATTTCTTTCGCAGGTAGTGTCAACCAACCTGATTTAACTTCTTTTTTTACATCCCTGAAGACACCTTGGTCTTGGCATATAACAGGTTTTCCAAAATAGTTTGCCTCTAACATTGGTAATCCAACCCCTTCTCCTCGTGTAAATGAAATGACATAGTCGCACAAATTATATAAACTCGCAAGTCTTTCTAATGAAATCTTTTCAGTTATTATTTGAATATTTTTTGTTGTTGTCAATTCATCATCTTTGTTTGTCTTAACAATTAATAAATGATTTGTTCCCTCTGCAGCTTTAGCAAAAACTTTTGTGAGAGTTGTTACATTTTTTCTTTTATCATTTGTTCCGACATATAGAAAAATTTTTCTTTCTTTGTCCATAACTTTGGGAACAACAAATGGTTTCATCCTAATCAAATCAGATGTATACCAATTTGGTGAAACTGCGTTGACTCCATGTGAAATCAAAATTTCTTTGAGATAATCATATGGAACAATAACTTCATCAAAAACTTTCATTGATTGTATAATAGCTGGATGAACATCTGTTGTTTCAAACATTGTAAATAATTTTATTTTATTAAATTCTGCTTTCAATTGATTTTTCCAATGGGGCCAAAGAAGGAAAGTTTCAACAATTTCGGAAACTGTGACTGTTCCTTCTTCATCATCCCCTTTTAAACCACAATGTGGTTCCAAAAAAAATCTTCCAACAATTTTACCAAACATTGTTTTATTCTTCATAGAGTTTTTTGTTTAACCAATAATCCACACGAATGTCTGGTCTATCTGTTGCGCACGCGTAATCTAGACCTTCCATGGGACATGGTTCAGTTTCAATTGAATGTTCCTTAATGAGGTCTTTTCTCACATACGTGACTTCAAACATTCTTGGGAAATAACCATCGAGCCATGGTTGAAGTGGTGCATTGTTTCCATGAAAGTGAACACAAACAAAATGTTCATTCAATGTTTCAAATACATATTTAATAAATGGTTCCATTCGAATAAATTGGTCTCCCATGATTGGCATGTGGAATTCAATCAAAAGTTGTGAGAAGTTTTTGATGTATTTTATGGAACTCGCAAAGACATTCCATTCAGAACCCTCAACATCAATTTGAGCCATCAAGTTTGAACTTTCTGTGTGTCCATTTTGTTCAATGTGTGTATCAATAGTTCCAAACTTTTTACCTCCTGCATCATAAAAATTTTCATGAGCCAAACCTTCTTCAAAATAATTTATAAAATGTGGTTTGTCTGTTATACCTTTGAATGGGTCATATACATAACATTCCTTTCCATATCTTTTATTAAAGGCGTTTTCAAAAGTAATATTGTCATCACAACCATATGAATAAAGTGCGTCGTATGAATCATTTTCAAGTTCGGCAACTACATATCCTCCATCTCTTTCTTCACCGAGGCGAAATTTCTTGAGATTTGTTTTTTGTGGAATAACGCATCTCTTAATAAGGCGAGCAACATCAAGAAACTTCTTTTCAAAGTCAGTCATTATAATACTTAAAGTATTGGTTTCTTTAATAGATACAATGGTTGAACTAGAAGATGTTCCAACAATGACATATGCTGTCGAGGTGTGCAATGAGGATAAGGAGCTCTATTCTCTCCTATCATTTCTTGTTAAAGTGAAGGATTCTGCAGATGACATTAATATTCTTGTTGATTCCGGTAAAGAGACTGAAGAAGTTAAAAAAGTTTTGGAACAATTCAAGGACTCTATAAGCATTCATTACAGAGAATTCAATGGAGATTTTGCTGCTCATAGAAACTATCATATTGACCAATGTAAGGGAGATTACATTTTCATGATTGACGCGGACGAAATTCCACAAGAACCTCTTATTCAACACATGAAGGAGCCAATTATGAAAACTCAGTGTGATATGATTTTTGTTCCACGAATTAATGTTGTTCCTGGTCATACTGGTGAATGGTTGGAAAAGTGCAACTTCAAAATTAATGAAGCAGGGTTTATTAACTGGCCAGATTTCCAAGGTCGAATCTTCCAAAACAAGAGTTCTATTCGTTGGACTGAAACTCTTCATGAAAAGCTTCAAGGGTATGAAAAGGCTATTGCCTTGGAAGCGAACCCATTGAACGCCATGTGGCATGTAAAGTCGGTTGAGCGACAGGACAAGCAAGACCAATTTTATAAGCAATTGGGTTAAAGACATAATACACTAAACACTTAAAGATGTGGTGGCCGTTAATGAACGACGCGATTACTTCGTCAGATAAACAGACACTTATAGACTTTATTAACTCTACTGATAAATACACTAATGGTAAGAAGGTCGCAGAATTTGAGAAGGCGTGGTCAGACTGGTTGGGTTGTAAGAACTCTCTCTTTGTTTCATCTGGGAGCACTGCTAACTTTTTGTTATTGGCAGCTGTTAAAGAGCTCTACAATATACCAGATGGATCTCGCGTCTTGGTCCCAGCTTGCACCTGGGTTACCAATGTTGCCCCCGTATTCCAAGTGGGTTTGGAACCAGTATTTGTTGATATAGACTTTGAAACATTTAGTTTTGATGTGTCTAAATTACCTGACGAAGATATTAAAATAGTTTTCATCACCCACTTACTTGGTCTCAATGCACCAGTTGAGGCTCTCAAAGAAAAATACCCTAACGCGCTATTCTTGGAAGACATCTGTGAATCCCATGGACTCAAGGGTCCCGATGGAACAAAGAGAGGTTGTGGAACGGGAAGCACTTTCAGTTTCTATTATGGTCATCACATGACAACTGTTGAGGGTGGCATGGTTTGCACGGATGATGATAATCTCTATGAACTCATGAAATTGAAGAGAAGTCATGGCATGGCTAGAAATCTTTCACCCAAGAATTACGAATACAATATAAAAATGTTTCCAGATTTGGACCCAAGATTTTTGTTCTTGACAGATGGATATAATTTTAGAAGCACGGAATTCAATGCTGTTTTGGGGTTAGAACAATTGAAGAGATTGGATGAAAGTATTAGAATTCGTCGTGAGAATTATAAATATTTTATTGACAACTTGGACAAGGATAAATTTTATGTTCCACCATATGATGAAGGAAATAGTAGTTTCTGTTTTCCATTTATTTGCAAGTCCCGAGAAGATAAACAAAAATTGTTGAAAATATTGGATGAATTGGAAGTTGAAACAAGACCAGTTGTTGCTGGTAATTTATTGCTTCACCCATTCTTGGAAAAGTGGAAGGACACTGTTGAAGTTCCAAATGCAGAAAGGCTAAATGAATGTGGTTTGTATGTGGGCAATAGTCAATTCGTAAACATAGAAATGATACATAAAGTTTTTAATGTAATTAATGATAAATGGTGAAAATTTTATTGAACCATATGGGTATTGGCGATGCTATTATGTTAAATGGCATGGTCAGACATTTCGCGGAAGATGATAAAGTTGTTGTGGTTGCAAAGATTTGTCATGAAATATTGATGCGTTTTATGTATCGTGATTTGGGAGACCAAATTGATTTTATTTTTGTTGAGACAACACAGCCTCAACATGTTTGGCAAAAAGTTTGGGAATATCACAATAAATGTGGAAACAATTCTAGAATAATTCCGCTTTCAACATATGGAATGGATGACCACACTTGGGCAAAATGGACGCAAACAGAGGGAATGTCTAATTGGTCAGCGGTAGTATATAACCAAGCAGGTGTTCCCCATGAATACATGAGAACAAAGTTTAAACTTATAAGAGAACCAGAAAGAGAACTTAAGCCGCCAGAAGAACCCTACATATTTGTTCATGATGACCCCGAGAGAGGTAGAGTTATAAATGTTGATACAGAATTTAATGTTTTCAAACCTCACAGTAAAGTGACCAATTTGAGAGAAGAATATTTTGAATCAAATGTTCCAAATATTTTTGATTATATTTCAATCATTGAAAATGCGAAAGAAGTACATTGTATGAACTCAAGTTATAATTGGTTTATTGAACTAATGAAATTGGGTAAAAAGGAAACAAACTTTTTCCATACAACAGTGGCTCATAAATATTATAAACCAAGTATCGTCAAACAAGTATTTTCAGATGATGTATGGACTTTTGTAGACGAAGAATAAAATATGATATATAATTAAGATGTTGTCTGGTTGGAATAATATATTACCTCCCCCCGTGTTAAACTGGAATAAAGCTGAAAAATATATTGTAGATTCAAATGAGAGAGGAAAATTTACACATAACTTATTCCAAAATGGGAGTAGGGCATACCTTATAAAATCAAAACTTTTATTAGAACCAAGTGAGTTTAAATATTATACAAAATTAAAAAATAATTATGAAATAAATCGTTCCCTATTTAATCACAAATACCACATTGTAAATATTAGAAAAAGTCGAGGACGAAGACGACACATAGACGTAATT